TAATGGCTGCTTGAATTCCAAGCAAGCCGAGTTGCGGTCACAAGCCGCTATCAAGCGTAACCTCAAGGCTAAGAAAGCCAAGAAGGTTGTCAAGTCTACGACTCGTGTTGAACGTGTCATTGTTACCCGTCGTGAGATCATGATACACTCTGTTGAGTTTATCTTTGATCGTGAATTTATCAACAACCTCCAGTCTGATCTGGACAATGGAAGGATTATCTGATGACCAGTTACTACTCAATTAAGGCTCGTGCCGAGGCTCGTAACCGTCAAGAATTCTACATGTGGGAAGACTCCAAGCCGGAGTTCCCACGCTGGTATCTTCTGGCTTGTAAGATTCCAGCTCGTTGGAGCCCTCGATTCTTGGATAACAAGATGGCAGACTGTTACAACGACATGATGGAAGCCTATCGCCAGTGGCAAAGCGAGCGTCCCTGATGGCTAACCCTAGAGTTGACAGGCTGCAGCGTGTGTCTCATCAGGCTGCAAAGAACTGGGATATCATGGCGGAACTCCGTCGTGATATCAAAGCCCTTGAACGAGCTAAGGCCCGGCTTCAAGAGAGTCTGGACGAAAGTCTGGAGAAGCAGGGACTGCTCAGAGATCAGCTTCAGGTAGCCCTCAAGGCTATCAACGAAGCTGACTAAACCCTTAACCCGGGTATAAAGGGGATAAGGGAATCATTTTTGAAAGGGAATGGTTCCCATTTAGTCTGCTCCACTGTGGGACAGACTGTTTCACTGTTCCAAAAAAAAGGAACTAAGACCATGAAACCATGGCAACGCGAGTACGGCGAACTGTACAACGACGTATATGGCTGTTCATTGAAAACCGAAAATGGAATGGGCAGGGACCAAGAGTGGTCCCGAGCTCGGATCATTCAGGAATGTCAACGACCCATGCTTCTCCTCCAAGACAAACAGAACCCAACCTTGGCTGCCCGAACGATTGTCGCTTGGATGGTTGAAGATGGTGTTTGGAACTGGAAGCAACCTGATGAAGACCGTGCTCGGGTGCTCATGGAACCCCCAACCAAAGCTGGGGAACGCCGTGGCCTCGTCTCACGCAGACGGGACTTGGAACCCTCGGTCATGACTGTGGATGCTATTGAATACCTACAACAAAACATCTACCAAATCAACCAAAGGGTTTGGGAGAAAATGTTGAAGGTGGGTGACTGTCCGGGCTTCCTTCAGGCAGAAGTTGAACGAGTGTTCGAACATCGCCTTCCTGAGGCACCACTCTTCTACTGTGACTGGATGCTCGACTGGCGTACACGGATGTACGTCAACGCTTACGGAACCCTCAACTTTCAAGGCGACCACTTCAATCGTAGCTTGGTTCGCTGGGGCAAGGCGTACAAGATTGGTGACAACTTCAATGCCTTTGCCTCGGTCCTGCTCGATGAGTATGATGTGACCAAGGAGAACTACAAGGACATCATCGAAAACTTTGTGACCTACCGCAAAGAAAACGACATGGACTACAAGGTTCTGGACGCTGCCTTTGCCATGGAGGAGGTGCTTGAAACTGGTGAAACCTCTTACATTGTCCAACAAGATGCAACTTGCTCTGGCTTCCAGCACATTGCCTGCTTGACAGGTGATCAAGCTCTTGCTGAGATTGTCAATGTATTGGCAAGTAAGAAAGCTCGGAACGATCTCTACATGGCTGTGGTTGATGCGTTCATGGCTGAAGGTGGATACTGGGCAGAGTACCTGTCCAGAATCAATCGCAAGCTCATTCGTAAGGATCTTGCCAAGGACACCGTAATGCTCTCAGGCTACGGCTCAACCGCCGAACCTATTGCACTTAAGTTCCTTGGGTATGATGGCAAGGCCAAGTACATCAATGAGGATGGTGAAATGACACCATGCGAACATACCTACGACTTGGTGAAGAAGGCTGTTGATCAAGGTCAGAAGGTTGTCTTCCTGCCGAAGACTATTCTTCGAGAGGCGTTCAAGGGCTTGACACCTGAGCAGATGATAGATCTTGCACTTGATCTGGCTGTTACATTCCAAGCCACGCTGTTCAAGAAGTACCCTGCCATCAAGGGCTTTATTGATATGCTCAAGGAACATGCCAAGTCGTTCTACAAAGAGTTTAATAAGTGTGTGGAGTGGGTCAACCCTGTTGGCACCAAGATCTACGACTTGCCTTGGAAGGTTGATGATCGTGGTGAGACTGAGACAATCTCATACTCCAAGGAAGGTAAGAAGTATCGGGTCAACATCCTGAAACTTCGACACAACAACAAGAAGTCTGGCTTCCCGCCATGCTTCATTCACTCGTTTGACGCAGCCTTGGTCATTCACATCATCCTTCAGGCTAAGAAGGCTGGTATTCCTGTGGCTCCAATTCACGACTCTCTTGGCACAAGCGTGGAACACATGCACATCATGCCAAAGTTCTACGGTCGTGGAATGGCTGACATCTACAACGACAAGGATCATCTGAAAGATCTGTTTGGCATGAAGCTCAAGCAGGATTCATTCACCATTGATCCTGACAAGGCTATGATCTTCTAAGGTCATGGCTCACGGCTAAGGCTAAGGCTAAGTCTCTAGCAGACTAAGCCTGTGTCTTTGCTCCTCCTCGTGCCTCGTCGTCGACAAAGGACACCTCTGCGACTTCGGTCTTTTCTGCCGGTCGAACTGACTGACCGGCTGATTGTGTGTGAAACTGCTACCATGAAAGGAATTTGCAGTGGAAGGAAATGTTATGTCTTATCGTGATTGGTGCGTATCTGAGATCAATGCTGGAAGAGGCAACAAGATCAAGGGTATCGCCATGTCTGGCGGTGGGTCCGAGAAAGTACAAATTGCGAAGTCTGTTTGCAATGAGTACGGAATTGCACTCACCAAATCCAAGAAAAACAAAGTCAAGAACTACGCAGTGATTGACGAAGACGGCAACTACATCTATGATGAAGCCTGCCTGATCAACATTCGAGACAACGTTGGCGGACCTGTTGCTTCCAAAGCCGCTGCCACTGAACTCGAAGCCCGCAGTCAGAAGACTGTAGCGGAGAGAATGGAGAAGGCCGATGCGTAAAGCAACTATCCCGAACGCTCGGGTAGATTACCTCTACTATATCAAGGGGTACAGTCTACATCAAGTAGCTGAATCACTTGGCTATACGCCAGATGGTATCTACAAAAGCATGAAGCGACGAGGTAAGAAACTTCGTCCTCGTGGTCGCCACAAGATGGTAACAATCAACTTGTCCGGTGACTGGCGTAAACAATTAAACGCATCACTGCGTAAATGAACTAGGCACATCAGCCTGTGTAGTAGCACGAATGAGACTGGGTAACCTAAACAGATACCTGTGACCCAGTATAAAGATAGAGGTATCGCTGAAAGGATGGTTGAAGCAGTCTACTAACTGTGGATCCCATCACCTGAGCATGTGATGAAGACAACTGCTCTAACAAATCACATAGAGGTGTTAAACTATCGACGCTATCAAGGTGTAGTGGTCAAATCAAACACACAAACTACATTGCTAGTCTAATTAACTAGTAATTAGCCGTGGCGGAATAACTCTTTAACAGAGGAGTAACGCACAACTACCAAGAGAGTGACCTCTCTGGCAGAGTCCAATCGGATGAGCCAACCTTAGTCAGGTTCGTGTAGGTGGTACGAAGTAGGGTAACAAGAACTTGATCTGTTCCTGAAAAGTTGTAGGTAACCAAGCAGTCCTACCGGCACCAAACTATAGACTCTTTACCCACAGGAGTATAATAAAGCGTGGTAGCAGGGATGCGTCTGCTAAAACAACGCATAACAAACTATTGTAGGTATTCATTTACCTTTTACTCGTGATAAGATTATACTTACCACGCCCTCAGCGGCGTGGTTTTTTATTTTCTGTAAAAAATTCGATCTGCCGGACTGACCGACAGGCGACGGAGATGCTACAATGCACCCTATCGAAGACGATTTCGATGACATTCAATGTGAAGACTTTTATGGAGATGACTATGAGGCCGTGGAAACTAACTCTTGATATCGACGCTACTCACAAGTATGATGGTGAAGGTAGTGGCACAAAGGTAGCATACTTTGTAGATACTATGGCTAGCAAAGCTTGGTGTCAAACTATTACATCATACAATATTAATGTGACTAGAAAGTATGGCTATCAACAGAACTATGATGATGCTTTCAAACGCTATGAGATTGTAATCAATGGTGAATTCTTGGACAAAGCACTAGAACAATGCCGTACAATCATGCGTTCATTGTCTATTGTATCCTATTTGAACTACTGTCAAGTAGAAAGAGAGTATCATGATGGAACGAAAGCAGAAGAAGAAGCCGAAGTTTCCCCGCCGTATTGAATCAGATGGGGAGGTTCGTCGCCCTAGGTCTAAGACATGGGGTGGCGAAGAACGTAAATCAAATAGACAACAACAAAAGAGGAGACTCCGTGATGGGGACTACGACATTTAGGTACGACTGTACCGGCGATGCATCTCATATTATTAAACAAGAGGTGCATTTTATTGCAAATAATTATTTCTTCGTAAGTAAAGTTAATCGACCAGAAGATGGCGAGCCTGAAACTATGATCTTTGAATGTACCGAAGCAGGCAATGTCTTAAACTGGAGCGAAGAGTATGCAACTTACGACGATATAGATATTAAAGAGACAGTGGATAGATTCCACGCTATTCTTTTGACCCACGGTCTTGTTGAAAAATCAGAGGCTGATGCTTGTAACGAAAGGTTTCGACAAAGTGATGGGGAGTAGACTACTATTGTTTTTTCTCTTTGGCTGCTCGGGACAACCCGTGTACGTGCAGCCTAAGTTTAATGAACCTGCCTCCTTACTCGGAGCTGGTGATCAGCTTGGTTATGATACTTATATGGACTATGAACTAAAGGAAGATTTAAATGTCCGATTCATTTACGATTGAAGTTGAAGTAACTTCGCAATACTATGAGACTGTACAGTTTACATTCTCACAAGAAACACTTAACGTACTTAACTGTAAGAACAAAGATGATCTTCTTCTAAAGATTCAGAACGAAGACATTGATGCTTGGGATTACTCGGAAGAGGAACACTGGGACTCTTATGATAGTGAAGTAAAACAAATCTATTGGCAGGATGCCAAGCATGTCGCATAACCGCGCAGTCTACTGTGCAGATGGAGAACAAATGCCTAACTGGTGTATGAATGAAGTCAGTATGAGTGGTGGTAAGTCTGATATGGAAGACTTCCTCGCTGAATACTGTGAACAAGATCCAAGCGAGCCAACTCGGTATCGCTTTGTGTATGATAAGATCTCACCTATGGAAGAGCCTGAACCAGATGAGACTGGTTTCTCTACCATTGAAGCTCAGCGTGAAGCTTGGGGCTGCAAGTGGGAGATGACTGAGTATGCCTTTAGTGTATTCACTGAAGAGTGGAATGACAAGGAGTGGATGCACCTTGATGGTAACTACGATACCGCATGGGGTCCACCTTACAAGATCTACGATAGGATTGTAGAGATTATTGAAGAGCGTGACTGGGACATTGAGTTCAATGAATGGTTCTTCAAAGAACCCGGCATGCAACTTGCAGGATGGTTGCCAGAATGAGAAGCTGGCACTACCTTACGTTGGATGAATCAACAGTCAAGCATGGATCATGCGATGATTTTCGATTCTGTCGGGGAGAAGAAGACGTACCTAAGGTGCGTGCTATTGATATCCCTCGATTGATTGAACGGTTACAATACCACTATGAATCATATGAAATCTTAGAACAGGAACACTGGGATAAGATGCAACATAATCATGGAGATTAATAATGAAAGTTGAGAATAAGAATGCTCACCAATCTGCTAACAAGGTGTATTACTATGCTACCTGCGTTGATGAGGTGGGTAAAATTAAACACCTGCTTCTTACAGAGGCTGAGCTGGACAAGTGTGAAGATCGGGCAAAGAAAAATCGTGAAGATTTACCGAGCGGATTCACTGCTATTTATGTTCAGCGTAATACATTCTGGTAAAAAATAAATAATTTGTTTGACTAATACTTGGAGGACATGTATAATGTGCATGTATGATGACCCTGAAAATGAATTAGATGATCTTGAAGATGATGTTCATCACTATGATGTTGATGATATAAATGAAAATAATATTATCTTTCAAGAAGAAGTTGACAGACTAGACTATAACCCTTATAATATAGAGGACAATAATGAATTATATTGATCTTGCTATTCCAGAAGATGATGACATTCGTGATGAATGCATGTCAGTCATTGAAGACTGGATGATGAACGAAGAAGACATGGAAAGATTTGCCAAGTATCTTTTCCCGTATCTTAAACCACACTTGGACAAACTGAAAGATGAGGAGACTAATCGTGCATGAAATGTATGAAAATGATACAGCTATGTATGCAGGTAGTTCTGCTTGGCACGGGCTGGGGACTGTTGTTGCTGATGCTCCTAGCCCCTACGATGCACTACGACTTGCTGGATTGGATTGGCGAGTCATTCCTTCGCACAGCATCGGCTGTAATTATATGCGTGATGGCGTTGAGCGTACTACCGTTACAACTGAAAAGGTAGCCAATGTCCGTGAGGATACTGGTGATGTGCTTGGTTGGGTAGGTACTAACTACAAGCGTATCCAAAACATTGACGTAGCCGAGCTGGCTTACGCTGTGGCTGGTAATGATACCAAGGTAGAAACTGCTGGTAGTCTTCGTAATGGTGCTCGTACTTACTTCCTGTTGAAGTTTAACGAGTTCTCTACGCAGCACAGTGATGATGTAACCAATGAGTATCTGTTACTTGCCAATGGACACGATGGCTTGATGGCATTCAATGCTATCCCAACTGCTATCCGTGTTGTATGTGCTAACACTTTGGCTATTGCTATGGCTCAAGCAAATGCATACCGTATTGCCCACAAGGGTGACATGCAGCAGAAGCTTGATGATCTTCGTGAAGCCATTGCTTCTGCTAAACAAGATAGCCGTGTCTTTGAAGACAAGGTTCAACACCTTGCTAATCAAGGCATGACTCGTCACACACTGAAAGATTACTACAATCTGATGTACAACAAACACTTCAATCAAGTCAATGATGATTCATCTGACCGTGATTGGAAGAAGAAAATTGAAACCATGTTGAAGTGGGAGAATAGATTTGAGATTGAAGCTAGTACTGCAGGTAACAACCTGTGGAATGCATTCAACTCTATCACTTACTTTGTCGAGCACACCATGCCAACGCGTGGTCGTACCGATGCACAACGTCGAGAGAATCGACTACATACAAATATGTTTGGAACCTCTGGTTCTCTGAAGACTAAGATCTTTGAGAACACTTTGGAACTGATCTAATGAATCACGCACGCCCTCTCTCAGCGTGAACTCAGATACTACTCAGGAAACTGGGTAGTATCTATTTTTCTTTTACCTAGGAGAACCAATGCTTTGGGATAAACTGTCGACAGAAGAACAAGATAATCGGATTCGTCTTCAAAAAGATATGGAAGATGAAACATTATTACATTCTATATCTAAGTACTGGAAAGACTATGACCGTGCGCCTGACGAAGGCATACCGGAACAACAAGTCATTGATGATTTTATTTCTAACCTAGCACCTACATATCAGATGTGGATTGATAACATATCTGAATCTCCTAAGTGTCCTACTTGGGTACATCCTTTGTTTGCTCTTGGTGCAGATAAGATGGCTGACATTACACTGCGTTCATTAATGCAACTGTGGTTGTCTAGTAGTCTCTTTAACTCCGACGAAGAAGGTGTAGCATTGCCACCATTGGCTCAGCATGTATGTCGTTTGATATCTAAGCATGCTGTAAATATTGTAGCCTATCAACAAGCTAAAGAATCTAACCGTGATGATTGGTTGCGGCAATCTAAGTTTATTAAGAACTGGTCTGAGAAAAGATGTAATGCTTTTGCTAAGAAGATGGAAAAGATTCCCGCTATGAATCTTAAACAACGCGATGACTTTGGTCATCACATGTTACGCATTGCTGAATCTTCTGGTGTACTAAAGACAACTAAGAAATCTAAACGTAGAGGCAGGGGCTGGACACATGCATTGTATGTAGAGTTTAGTTCAGATGTCCTTAAGTATTTGTCAGACAAGCACAAGCTTATGCAAAGCTCAATGCTTATCTATCGACCAATGATTGTACCACCAATACCACATCAAACAAATAGATCGGGTGGTTACTTGCAGCACTGGGTACGCAAAGAGATGGTGCATCGTTACATATCAGACTATGTAGAAGAACGTGAGATTAGACAAAAACATTCAGAGCCGTCTGAGTTTGTGCTGCGTGGTGTCAATTCTTTAATGAAGACAGAGTGGGCTGTCAATACTAAAGTAAAAGATGTTATGGAGAATTTGTTTAAAGGTAACTCGAAGCTGGCTAATTTACCAGCTTATGACTTTGATGATTTCTCTCATACACTTCCGTATCCTACTGAAGGTACAAAGGAAGAGCAAGCTAAATGGTGTCAGAATAAAGAACAGTGCTGGAGTGAGTGGTACAAGCAAGAACAGTCTAGAGCTAGGATGTTAGTTCGATTAGATCTTGCTACCAGACTTACTAAGTGGGGTTTCTTTTACATGCCTGTGACTCTAGACTTCCGAGGTAGAGGGTACACGACATGTGAACTGCTATCATACCAGAGCTCTGACTATGATAGATCTTTGATTACGTTTGCTAATCCTGTAGAACAAACAGAACGTGGCACATACTGGCTTAAGGTACACCTTGCCAATCACTTTGATCAGGATAAATTATCGTTTGATGAACGAGTACAGTGGGTAGATGATAACATTGATATGCTTCGACGTATTAATGATGATCCCTACAGTAACCTTGAATGGGTGTCAGATAAAAAGAAAAAGAACCCATCGTTCCAACGATTAGCTGCTGTGTTTGAATTGTTTAGAGAAGATGGCATGACACAACTACCTATTCAAATGGATGGTGCATGTAATGGTTCACAACACTGGGCTGCTATTATGGGTGATGAAGTTATTGCACTGCTTACTAATGTACTGCCAAGTGAGAAACCACAAGACTTATATGGTTACATTGCTAACAAGACAACTGAATTTTGTCGGAAAAAAATTGAAGACGTTGCGTGGTACTCAGACTTTTTAGAGTACTGGCATGATGGTATTGATAGATCCGTAACCAAACGACCTACCATGTGTGACGCATACGGTCTTACATTCTATGGTATACAAAAATATATTAAGGTTGAAGGTCACGTTGACTGGATCCCCAAGGACAAGCAGGGTGGTGCCATTGTAGAGCTAGCCCGAGCTATCCAAGCTGGGCTTGGCGAAGCACTGTCACTGCCCAACGAAGGTAAGAACTGGCTGCGTGAGTGTGCTGCTATCTGTGCTGACGCAAATAAACACATTGAATATACCACTCCTAGTGGGTTCAAGGTGGTGCATGCGTACTACCAGATTAAGAAGCGACGTTCATTAGCGTCACTCTTTAACCACAAAGAACTTATATTCTGGAATGTCTCTAAAGATGTGCATAAAGATAAGGCGGTCCTCGGAATCCCGCCAAACTTTATTCACTCACTTGACGCAGCTCATATGTTCTGTACAATATCCCGTATGATTGATGCTGGCTTTACAGACTTCAGCATGATTCATGATTCGTATGGGTGCGCGGCACCTATGGTTGATCTGATGAACCAATACATCAGAGATGAGTTTTACAAAATGCATAAGGAGAATCAACTTGAAGTTTTTCGACGATGTGTTACAGCAACAGCGAAGGTCGCTTTGCCTGATGTCCCTGAAAGAAGAGACATCAACCTTGCCTCAGTCTTGGACTCCCGATACTTCTTTTCTTAAAATTGTGGAGGTATGGTGGCATGACGCGGAGACTTCAGGCGGACCCGGATGGGTGGATTCAGAGGATGCTATTCAATATATGTCGGATCCTCTTCCTCTTATTAAAAGCGTTGGTTTTTTGTGTAACATTACTGATCAGTATGTGGCTCTTACTGACAATGTAAATACAAATGCTACTGGTGGCATTACTAAAATACCAGTGGGTATGATTAAAGATATTTATTATCTGGAAAGGACACAACATGACCCATTTGATTATCAACAATGAACACGATATGGAAGCAAGTATTGAGGCTACTACTGAATTAGCTAAGCTTGATAATACTTCTGTTACTCTTGAGTTTCCATCTGAAGAGTTTGCAAATATTTTTATGGAAAATCTTTTTGTTAGTATGAAGGATGCAGGTATCAAGAAAGATACTAAGATGCAACTTCAAGTTATATTCCCTGTAGAGGAGGATGAAGATGACCGCACTTAATAAGGTCAAAGATATTCCTGCTACTAAGTTCTTTCACAAAGGACAGTGGCACGATATCTTGGAAGCAAAGGTGTATGATTATGATGAGCTAAATGCTCTTCAGCAATTGCACCTTGATGGCTTGGTTGATTTGTATCAGCCAAGAACAGCGGAGGCATGTCGCTGGAAGCACATTGCCGATGAGAAAGGTCAGTTCGTTTCGGCTCACGAAATTGAAGGAACCTGTAAAACGTATGAGCTTCCTGCTTACGCTGATGCGTGGAAGGAAGACTACAAACGGAGATTAAGGAATGGCAAGAGTACTCGTAATCGGTGATACTCATTGTCCAGCAATGGACCTTGGGTATCCCGACTTCTTAGAAGACAGAGCTGAAGAGTGGAGTATCGACACCGTAGTGCATATCGGTGATGTTGTAGACTGGGCTAGCATTTCGTATCACGAGAAGCTTCCCGGCTTTGATGGTCCTGCTGCTGAATATCAAAAAGCATTAGATCAGGTACAACTATTGTACAAGAAGTTTCAAAAGGTAACTGTAATGACAGGCAACCATGATGACTTGCCTCGTAGGCAAATGACTACAGTTGGATTACCTGAAGAATGTCTTGTTGACTACAACTATCTATGGCAAACACCCTATTGGGATTGGAAGCCACGCTTTTCATCTCATGTAGTAGACGGTGTTGTGTATCGACATGGTGATTGTGGTAGAGGCGGTAAGTATGCTGCTTTGAATAACGCTATGGATAACTTTACATCTTATGTCCAAGGACATACTCACTCATTAGCTGGTGTAAACTACTATCGCAATGAAGGTGGTAAAGTTTTTGGTATGAATGTTGGTTGTGGTGTAGATCATGATCAACTTGCAATGTTCTATGCTAGACGATATAATGCTAAACCTATCTTAGGTTGTGGTATTGTACTAGATGGTGAGTATGCATATTGGGAGCCTTACGATGGCATTAAGGGATAATCTTAGAGAAAAGTGGTTCAAGAATAATAGTCGCCAATACAAGGATCGTGAAGTAAAATTTGGTCACGGTCAAAAAGGTAAGTGGCAACCTACTAATATGAACGCTGTCAATGGTAAGGGGTCTGCTCCCCGAAATAAAAATATTTCTTCTGAAGAAGAAGACTTGCGTTGGAAGCTAGCCTTTGGTAAAATATCACAAGAGGATTTTGACAAAGGTATGGAAGAATTAAATGGCAAGTAAATTAGATAACAAGCATGTTGCCCGTATGAAGAAGGCGGGAAAACCTCGTCGGCAACATAAGAACAAGTATGGTCTGCGTAAGGCAGGCAGAAAGAATTGAGGTAACTTATGAATAAAGAAGCTACTAAACCATTCAACACTCACACACTAGATGTGAAATGGTCACACCTGCATCGTCCTGATGACAAGTTTGGTGCTCCCGGCAACCACAACATTACTGTCGTTGTAGACGATCAGCTGCAGAAGCAGCTTGATACTATCCAAAGTGAGTTGGGCGGTAAGAAAATTAATGGCATGAATGAGAATGAAGGTAAGACTGTTCTCAAAGTCAAGTCAACTATTTTCACTAACCCACCTGACAATGGCGGAGAGAAGAAGAATGTATTCCCTTGTGTAGATGCTAAGAACAGTAGCACTGATGCTGTTCCATTTGGCGGTGACAAGGTTCGTCTTCGTCTTAAGCCCATGTTGTTGCAACGTGATGGCTCGATCTCGTTCTTCTTGAATGGTGTACAAATCATTGAGAAGAATGATAGTGGTAAGGGCGGCGGATTCGAGGCTACTGATGGCTTCGATGGTGCTGAATATCAACCACCCGAGCCAGCTAAGAATGAGAACGAAGACAACGACGTTCCGTTCTAATGGAGTGGTCCTTTCCCATTAGTCCGGTGGCTGCTAGTAGACCCCGTGTGTCAAAGCACGGGGCCTACTTCGCCGGTCCATACAAAACCTTCCGTCGTGAGGCGGCAGATATTGTGGATGAAATATTGGGTGATTGGGAACCTTTGACTGGTCCGCTTGTTGTAGACTTAGAACTGTACATATCACGACCCAAAACTACAAAACTTGCTTCACCAAAAGCAGACATTGATAACTTTGTCAAGGCTGTCTTTGATGTGATGAATGGTAGACTATGGGGAGATGATTCACAGGTAATAAAACTCTACGCAACCAAACAGTGGGCTGAAGATAATAATGGTTATTTTGTATTAGGTATTACTCAAGGAGAAAACAATGAGTGATTGTAACGGAACTAAGTGCTGCCCTTCGGATTGTGTAGACCAAGCAGCTATGTATTTGAGTTTCTTTGATACTGTTGATAATGATTTGTACATCAACAAGATTGCCAATGGCTACCTTGTGAAGATTGATGGACAAGATCACAATGGTAACTGGATTAACAGACAGTTTGCCATGCCAACTATTGCGTGTGTCGAACAAGTCTTTGTCGCATGGGCAGAGCATAAGCGAGACAGCTAACTCGCAGGCTCCATAGCCCAACGGCAGAGGCAGTGGACTTAAAATCCATCCAGTCCGGGTTCGAATCCCGGTGGAGCTATTGGCTCTTGTAGCTCAATGGATAGAGCAACCGCCTTCTAAGCGGTAGGTTGCAAGTTCAAGTCTTGCCAAGAGCGTTACTGTGTCACCCTGTCGGTAGGGTGGCACCTTTATTTGGAGATAACATATGTTATTAGAATTATTGTTAGCTGGTCTGAGTGGACCAGACTTTGTAGATCAAGTTGATGTTGGCGATGTATCAGAAGACTTCCAATGGACGGGTAGCTTTGTAGCTTCCTACTTCTTGGATGAAGAAGCTTCTACAGAATTGTTTGTGTATACGTTCTCGAACGATGCAACGTCTGACATTGCTATCTTTGATCTTGTAATTGATGATACAATTACTTGGAATGTTGAAGTAAACCCCGGTGAAACTGTTAGCTACAGCTACGTTACTGACGATGTGTATGGCTATGAGTCTCAACAGGCAGTTCTCTTCAATGCTGAAGAAGGATCGTATGATTTTTTTACTACGATTGGGACTCAGTTCGAAGGTAATGTTATTCCTGCTCCCGGTGCTCTGGCTATGCTTGGGCTTGCCGGTCTTGGTAGGAGAAATAGAAAGGAATAAGTATGAGTGTTTGTACTCATCACGAACCCTGTCCTCAATGTAGAGGGCAGGGTCGTGATCGTAAGGGTGACAATCTCGCAGTGTACGATGATGGTCACAAGTATTGTTTTTCATGTGGATATTGGGAAGGAGATAAGCCTATGATAGAAAATAAAATAGAACCTATTGATGATAGTGATTGGAAACCATATGTTGGTAGCTGCCGACCACTGAATCACCGTGGTATCAATGAAGATACTGCTAGAAAATTTGATTATCAATCTACCACTATTGCAGATAAGTCTGTAGAAATTGCAAACTATTTTCGTGATGGTGAGTTGATTGCCCAGAAGTTGCGTGGACCAGACAAGCAATTCAAATGGGTAGGTAAGGCGGGCAATGCTCCGCTCTGGGGACAATGGCTGTGGAAATCCAAAGGTGGCAAGAGACTTGTCATTACTGAGGGTGAAGTCGATGCTATGACTGTGTGCCAAGTTCAAGGTGGCACTTGGCCTGCTGTCTCTCTACCTAGTGGCTCTGCTGGTGCTGTGAAAGCCATCAAAGACAACTGGGAGT